GTAACAATTTCAGGTAATGGCATAATTAGGGTTTAAATACAAAATGTTGATATTCATAGTAGAATGCAACTTGGCACTTGACAGCTTGTGCAGGTCCTGCTGAATAAGGAACTGTGTTAAAAGAATATGGATATGCATTCCCAAGTCTTACCTTGAATGCTTTTTGATATTCTTTTTTCCTTTTACCCTCTGTGTCAGGTAAAACTCCATGCTTTTCAAGTTTAGTTATAACGAGATCACAGGTATAATCATCATAATATCTTTGAGCATATGCTTTATGTTCAAACTTATCAGCATAGGTGTTAGGATTATATAGACCAGGATTTTTTGGCATTGCAGTTGGTTGTATTCCTATAATCATATCTTGCCACAATTTAAAGAATGATATAGGTGACGAACCAATGTCACATATGAAAGATACATCAAGCTCATTATACATTCTAGCAGCTGCCATCTTCTGAGTCAACCCTTTCTTTGGCATCTTTACATCTATACTATTAAAACTGGTGCCAGGAATTTGCATATCTTGACACAATAAATTCATCCTGTACATACCTGCGTCCATTTGACTTCCAGAATTGCTGTACCAAGGATAAGCTTCACCATTATCTGCCCAGAAGTCTCTCATTACTTCAGTGGGTTGTATGGCAAACTCAAATAAATTAGAAGCAGATATACCATCACCAACTATCTGTTTGATATAACTGTCTATAGATATTGCGGGTTTTCCTTCTGTTTTTGGCATAAATACCCATTATGAGTGATATATTTATTTAGTATGGCATATAAGGGAAAATACAGAGTAAGAAACTATCGCAAGTATAAGGGTGACCCCACAGGAGTAATATACCGTTCTTTGTGGGAGAAAAAGTTTATGGACTACTGTGATTCTAATAAAAATGTCATTGAATGGTCAAGTGAAGAGCATATCATTCCATATAAAGATCCCGTACAAAAGAAATGGAGAAGATACTTTCCTGATTTTTACATGAAAGTAAGAGAAGCAAACGGGAAGATACAAGCATACTTAGTTGAGGTTAAGCCAAAGAAACAGGTCGATGAACCTAAACCTCAAAAACGACACACCAAAAAGTATATCTCGGAGGTTATGACCTATGCCACAAACAGAGCAAAATGGGATGCAGCAGAAGAATTCTGCAGAGATAGACTCTGGAAGTTCAAAATCATCACAGAACGAGAGCTCAAAGTTTGATTCATGGATGAAAAGTTTAAAGGGAAAGAGTATATCCAAACCTAAACTAAGAGATACCGTTATGGAAATGCTATTTGACGATGCAACAGATGCACCGCAAGTTGGCAAATGGTATTACTTTGAATATGATCCTAAATTTAAAGATCAACTAGGCGAATGGGATGAGTTTCCCTTAGTAAAATTACTTGAAAAGAAGAACGATATATACCTTGGGGCAAATCTACATTATCTTAATGCTAAAGCTCGTTTATCTGCTATAAATACTGATAAATACCCCAACTCTTCGTTACATTATTATATCCCAAAGAACGCAGATAGTATTTTCTTTGAAGTTGGTGAAGAAGATATACAACTATTGAGTCAATTACCTCTCGATAAATTTCATCGTAACCGTAAATAATGGCAACCACAGCACAAGCAAATATAGGTCTCAATAACTTTCCAGCCAATCAGTTGGGGATAAGTTATAGTTACCCAATGGGTATTGCTCAAATTCCTTTTGCTTCTTTTATTCGTATTAATAAGTATTCCTACGATGAGGGAATGGATAAAGTTGGAAAGCAACAGAATGATGTTTTAGGGTCTTTGCAAAATAGTGGATTATTAAAGAATATAACTGGAGGACTAGCAGATACAGCACAGTGGGCATACGGAGATAAGACTGGTGGGAATGAATACTTGGCAATGACAGAAAATGATGCTATTGCCGAAGTTAGAGAAAACACAAGAGATAGATATAAACCAACTGGTGCTACTGCAAGAAACTGGGAAGACAGTAGAAGTAATGAACAGATATTAAATGAAAAGTTTGAGGTAAGCGATGGATGGGGAACTGGAAAAAGAGAGGTTTCATTAAAAGAATTATTAGATTACAAGGATCAAGCAAAAAAATTTCACGATCAAGGATATGCTAAAAATTATTGTAATTTAGCAATGCCAAATGAGTTCCAATATGACTATGGTGCAAACTGGAACAATACATTTAAGTTAGGTACTATGGCATTAGCAGCTGACGATCCTGCAAGAGCAGCTGCTGTATTGTCAGTTGGTGCGGGTCTTGGTGGACTAAGAGCTGGAGCAGCACAAAGATTGTCAGGAAATGATTCAATGGCTGCTATTATAACTGACGGAGTAAAAGAGGGCACAGCAAAAGCAGGTAACATATTTTCAGTAAACAGTGATATCTTAGACCCAACTAACATTGTTGGTATGGCAGGTTTAGCACCCAATGAAAATGCTATTCAATTCTTCAAAAAAATGGAGTTCAGAAAATTTGAACTTAATTTTGAATTTGCTTCAAGAAGTGATAAAGAATCTACAGAGATACAAGAAATTATCACTTGGTTTAAACATGGTATGCATCCAGTATCAAAGAATGTTGACAGTGGTGGTTCAGGTGTGCTACTAGGTTTTCCAGATGTATGGACACTTGAACCTAGATTTACGCCTGGTAATGCAGTTGGTGAAAAGTTTGAACCAGGTACAGATAGACCACATCCTATGATGCCAGCAACAAAATTATGTGCATTAACTGGTATGAGAGTAAATAGTGCTCCAATGGGTGCTTTCACAACAGTATTTGATGGAACTATTCCATTGATTACTGTAACACTTACATTCAATGAACTAACTGCACTAACCAGATCAGATTTCATGACAAACAAGTACTTATAATCATGCTATTCAAAGAATTACCAGATGTATACTATAACATTCAACAATCTCCTGTTGATGTTAAACTTTTAGTAGCTAAAAATCTTTGGAGAAGATCTGAGATAGTAGCAGAATTTAAAAATTCTCTTACTCTTTTTGATGAGTATATTGTAAATAACGGAGAAAAACCAGAAACTATAGCTAATAGATTATATGAAGATCCATTTCTCTCATGGACTATCTTTATTGCAAATGATATTGTTAATTATTATGAGCAGTGGCCAAGATCATCAAGACAGTTAGCAGAATATGTAGAGAGTAAGTATGATAATCCACAAGCTACCAAACATTATGTTACGACAGAAGTTAAACAAGGTACTAGTATAATCGTTCCTGCAGGTAAGGTTGTACCTCAGAATTATTCTATAAGTTACTTCAATGGTTCAACCACTGTTACTGCAAATCCAACAGTATCAATAACAAACTATCAGTACGAGGAACAATTAAATTCAGAGAAAGAAAAGATATCCATTATAAAACCCTCGGTAATTAATCAGTTTGTTGAAGTATATTATAGAAGAATTAGAAAGGGTGGTTTAATTACCATTGCAAACAGTGCATACGACATACAGATGTGAAACTAAAACTTCCTAAGAAAAAATTATTTGTGGATGCCTTAAAAAATAATAGGTGGCCAGTGCATTGGTTCGACCCGAAAAAAGATAAAGAGAAACAAAGAAAAGAAAGGATAGCAAAATTATACCCACAAAAAAAGACCCCCTAGCAATGGGGGTCTTTTAGTTTTATCTGTACCTAATCTTCTTGTGCTAATTTAGCGAAGTAAGATAGTGTATCATCTTCCCCGTCCGAGGATGGGGCAGCACTTCTACTGAGTACAGGTTCTGGAGTTGCTTCCTCTTCAAACTGTTCTTCCTCCACTGCAGCAGCAGAGTAATTACCTTTGAGAGTTCTCTCCAAACGTTCTTTAAGTTCATCATAAGATTTGAACTGATCATCAGCAGTAAATGCAGCGAGACTGTGTTCTTGCTTCCAAATACTCTCAAGTGCCTTGTCATCAAGATCTCCAAGAGTTGAAGGAGCATCAAACTCAGATTTGTCGTAGTTCCAGAAACCTGCAACCTTAGTAATCTTGAGTTTGAAGTCAGCACCCTTCCATAGATCGAATGGGTTTACTGGTGTTTCATCCTCAAATGCGGGTTGCATTGATTCCATGACCTTATCAAAGATCTTCTTACCATAACGGTATAGGAACACCTTTCCTTCATTAGAAGGATTTGCACTATCCTTGACAACGTAAATGTTGCTGTAATAGTTTAACTTACGTTTCTGGTTACGTGCTTGTGCTCTCTGTGGAGAACCTTCACCACCAGAATTCCAGAGTTCCCTGTTCAAGTCAGAAACAGGATCCTTTTTGCCTAAAGTCGTTAGACTATTCTCAATATACCATCCACCTGGTCCTTGGAAGGCATGTGTCCAAACTTGTGCCCATGGAAGGTCTTCTCCATTGGGTGCAGGTAGAAATCTGATTACTGCGTAACCATTACCTGCCTTGTCTACTTCTGGTTTCCATAGTCTCTCGTCAGGTCCTGACTTAGCCTCAGATTTATTGAGGTTGTCTGCTTTAGCGAGTAGGTCTTGGAAAGAAGACTTCTTAAGTGAAGCAAAAGACATACGTATTCTCCGTATTGATGTGTACTTGTGTATTTCCCTTAAAAAAGGGTGGGAGGTTGGATTACTGTATACCAACAAAAGGACGGGCATTACTACAGTGTAAAATACGTCCTTTGCCTGAGACCCGACTGGTTGGTCGGTTCTGCATCGCTGCAGCAGCACCACCTGTGTCTCATCACCTTAACTAGCGGTTGCCAGTAAGTTTATTCAGTCACTCCCTGTGTCGAGACCGTCGCCCCAACACACTATTTATTATAGCATAAAAAAAGAGGGTGTCAACACCCTCTCAGTTCTAACCCTTTTTATTTGTATTCTAGAAGAAAGCTTTAGTTGCTAATTCTTTTAGCATAGGCTTAATTAAGTGATTTGCTCTTTCAAGGAAATCGTTCCAACCTGTTGTGTCTTCCGTCTCAGAACCTTGGAATGGTATAGCAGTGTTAGAGTTTTCATTCTTTTTCCAACCCTTAGTTGCTATTTGTAGTCTTACAAAGTCATTATACAAGTAAACAAACCTAGCAATCGAAGGTTCAGTTCCTTTATAAAATGCACCACCATCAATGATGTCTAGTTGAGTACAGCATCTTTTGTCTGGATCTAACGATTTATAGACAGGACCGTACTCCTTAAACCACCATTTAATCATCAAGTTAAATGAGTCAACTCCGTTGAGTTCATCTATTCTTGCAATTTGCGGAGAGAATTGTTTTAAGAACATTGCTCCTGCCAATACACAAGATGCTTGGATGAGTGTATCACATTCATTACCAGTAAATGCTTCAAGGTATCTTGTAACATTACCGTCTCCTGCTTTTTTTCTAGCAGTAGATAAGTAGTTATGTGAAGGTAGGTCGTACTTTGCGTTTTCCAAAGTACCTGCAATACCAATAGAAAAGGGTAGGCAATAGTCATGTAGATCTTTTGCCCAAGGTCTTCCTGCGTAGTATGCAGATTTGAACTTATCTGTGCCTGACTGACTTTTTCTGTCAGCAGCATCAGTAAAGTGATCGTCAGATTCTTTACGAATCTGCTCTTCTTCACTATCTTTTGGGTCGTGGAAGTGAAGTTGGATGTTGATCCTTGCATTAGGATCCAGAGTTACAGCATAGAGTTTAGTCGTGCGGTGGCCACTCTGAGTGTTAATACACTTATCGAGGTTAGGTCTCACCCACGCTGAACCAACACCTGCTGCTTTGTAAGAAAAACCTTGTTGTTGTTCAACGTTCTTCTCGCATTTATACAGGTCTATGTCTTTTGTTCTGTTATATGCAGGTGCTCCATACTGTGACCCAACGGTAGCAGTGCATATTATTGATTGTCCCGCAAGAGATTGTGGATCATTCATATATTTCAATATGAGATCCTCTGCTTTCGGAACATTTGGATCCGCAGATCCTATGACCCCAAACGAGGTAAGATTAGCTCGACGCTCATCATCAACTCTGTCATTATAGGAGTCAATTATTCGCACAAGCTCTTTGTCTTTCGGCATTTGATTTTGTGAAATTGGACAATGATAGAGGAAGGGTTAGGTCTAACCTCTATCACCCTTTATTATAGCAGAATAAAAATCCATTGACAAGCCCCTCTGCTCTCTCTTTGCCAAACTTTCCTGACAAATACCCTCCAACAGGATCTAAACGCTTCATATATGTGTCAAAATCTGTATATGTCTCTGTTGCATCCAACCCTTTTGGCTGTGCTTTCTCTATAATATGCTTATACCATAGAAGATATGTCTTGAACATCGGTAGATAATCGTCTACCTCTTCTGCCTTACAATATCTAACGTAAATGTTCTTAGAGAAATGATTGCCCATCTCAAAGAACCTATATTCTTTTTCTGCGTATGGTAAACTCTCTACTTCATACACATAGTT